ATTCCTTAATATATCCATCGTAAATTCCAATTTTTTCTTGATTCCTGTTTCTTTATCCATATTTATAGGGGTATACATCGCAAAACTTGTGATATATTTAATACTCTCTTCTTGTGTTAAATATATGTTTGCGTCAATGATCGATGCTTGTAGTGATTGAAGTAGTAGTTTGTGTTCTGAGTAATTAATATCCAACAATATTTTTTCACATATTTCTTTATCTGTTATAATGCCTAGGGCACGAAAGACAATAAATAGTGGAATAACTTGTTTTATTCTCGGAATTTGAACGTAAATTGCGTTACCAAATCCATTATTTTTAGAACTAATCATTACATTAGTTTGTTTCGGTGAAATACATTTAGTATCTGGAACAGATTTAATTTCTGCCGACCAACTATATTTTGTATTATTTTTAGAAACATTAAAACAATAAACTCTGTTTTCTGCAGTTCGTTCTTGTCCAAGAACCGTCTTTTCTGACCCATTAATAATAAAATATCCTCCCGCATCATATTTACATTCGCCAGTATGTGTATGCTCGACATACTTATACTGGTTTAGAACACAAATATTTGATTTTAACATTATAGGTAATTTTCCGATATGGATTTTAGATAATGTTTTACAGATGGTTTGTGAGTTTTCCAAATTAGCACCGGTTCGAATAATATATTTTATGTTTATATCAATAGTCATAGCAGAAGCATAGGTGAAATTTCGTAATCTTGCTTCTTGTGGAAACATTAGTTTAATTGCACCATTATTTTCGTGAATTTGAGGTCTATACATCTGAAAATTTTCAAATGTAATAAACACCTCTAACGAATGCTTTTTGCTCACAGTATCATAATCATTTTCTGAAACTATATGAACTGGATTAAACATTTCAATAGTTTTATTAATTTGGTATCCCACAAAATTATTGTATGATTCCAACTGATGTCTTACAAGTCGTTCCAAATGGTGACCCTTAAAATAAGACTCAATAATACTCCATGGTTCCTCAATGTATTGTTCTGATTCAATATTGTACATATTTGATTTTTCGGCTTTATTTACTATAGTTACCATTAAGTTTAACGATTAATTATAATTCAATTTTATTTTTAAATCATTTTAATTGTTTTATGTATATAAACGATTATTTTTTTGTATGTTATTGATATAAATGTCTAGCGACTTGAAAAAAACAATAAAAATTAATCCTGAAATATTTAATATGGGGGGTAAAACTAAAAAAAATAAGGAGAGAAAACAATACCCAATAAACGTTCCACTAATTTCACCAAACATTCTAAAAAATAAATTATTAAAAAGAATTAAAGAACATAAAACTAAAGAGTCCGCCCCACCTAATGATACACCTCCCAAACCAAGCGAAATAAAATTTAATAATGAGTTTAATGATTCTCTTGAATATTTACAACTATTATCCAATAATAAAAAGAAGGAAGAGAGACAACAATATAAAGATGATTTATACAAAAAAACGTTACGCAATAATTTTAGTATTAATACCGAGAAATTAAATAATCAGTATGTCGAAACGGAACTTCCAGAAGAATTAAAGCAAGATTATTATAATACTGTTGACAATTCGACTTCTAGTTTACCCATTAAATTAAATTATAATATAGATACTGATATACCATACGGATGTTTAAAAGGCGGATTTAAAAAAACATATCGTAATTATTCCAATCAAACACAACCAATAAAACCGTCTTCTCCCGTTGTTACACAACATTTAAGTGAACGAGAAAGTAAATTGAATAAATTAAAAGAAAGAATATTATCAAAACAATCAAACTACACAACATTATCCAAACCAGCCACTAATTTGATTAAACCACCTGTTTATTCACACACCGCAAATTTAAATCCACAACCAATAAAAGAACCCATTCATAACCCTCCCCCAGAACCCCCAATTGTTCGAAATAATATAGCACACAAAAAACACAAATCATTTATAAAAAACACAACTCTCCGAAAATATGTATTAGGAAAATCAAATCATAAAAGAACCGTCAGTATTTTAATAAAGGATAAAAATACACAAAAAAAAGTGTTAAACGCACAACGAGAAATAAAAAAAAAGGATTTACCATCTATAAAAAAATACTTACATTCTCATAATTTAATAATGGCAGGCAGTAATGCTCCAATCGATGTTATTCGTAAAATTTATGAATCTGCGATGTTAGCTGGAGAAATAACAAATAATAATAGAGATAGTATTATTCAGAATTTAATGAAACCATAATTTATATATTATTATAATATATAATATGCAGACTACCAAGCATGAATTATCACCATATGAAACCGGTTTTTTTAATAAACTAAAATATTATCTAGATATTCCGTTATATTTTTACGGAAGTATTCAACGCAACGACTATTTTAAAGGAGAAAGTGATATTGATGTTGCCATATTTACAGATAACGTCACAAGCACTATTTTTAAGTTACAAACCTTCTTGAATGCTGACAAGTATAAAACTAAAAAAACTATATGGAAATCATTCAACAGTAATTATCTAGTTCATGGACACAAATTAATGTATAAAGATGTAGACAATAATTTACGGGTTGAATTTTCGATTTATAACGAAAAATATAAATATGAAATACTTCGAGACCATACACGTAAAACAACCCTTCCATATTATTCATCTATTATGTTAATCATTATTAAATTCTTATTTTATAAATTAAACCTAATTTCCAAAGACACATATAGAGACCTTAAAAAGAACATATTGTCGACAATAAGCGGGATTCCACACGATGATTTCATAACTATATAATACCCGAAAATACCCGCTACATTATGATAACACATATTTAAATGTATTTAAAGATACACATACATCATATTATATAACAAGATGGCTTTAATTAAAGAGTATTTCGAATTAACTGATAAATATCAAACCGATTATGGAATAAATACAATTTTGCTAATGCAGGTTGGTTCTTTTTACGAAGTATACGGAATTTGCGATAAAACAACGAATAGTATATCTGGTAGTCAAATCCAGAATTTTTCAAAAATATGCGATTTAAATATTTCAGAAAAAAACGTATGTGTTGGTTCAAACAACGTGCTTATGGCTGGTTTTAATATTATGATGATTGATAAATATATTAAGAAAATATTGGAAGCAAGTGTAACTGCCGTTGTATATAGTCAAATAAATCATCCGGATAATACGATAACACGCAGTTTAACCGGTATTTTTTCTCCAGGAACATATTTTAATAATGATACACATCGTCTTACAAATAATACAACGTGTATTTGGGTGGATTTAATTGAGAACACGTTTGTTTTGAAAGGTAAATACGTTGTTGTCGGAATATCTAATATTGATATTTATACCGGTAAAACAAGTATATTCCAGTTTAAAGAAAAGTATATTAATAACCCTACAACATATGATGAATTGGAAAGGTTTATTTCAATTTATAATCCGAGTGAAGTAATTTTTATATCGAATTTACCTGAAAAAGAGGTCGAAGATGTGATTAACTATGCAAATATACAATGTAGTCTCATTCATAGAATTAATTTTGTTCAGAAAGAAAAGACTCTATCTAAATATTTACAACAAGCAATTAATTGCGAAAAACAAAATTATCAAAAGGAAATTATTGATAGATTTTATAAAATTGATAATTTCGATTTATTTAATAATAATACAATCGCGACTCAATCCTTTTGTTTTTTACTCGATTTTATTTACCAACATAATCCATACTTGGTAAATAAAATTAAAATACCTATATTCGAAAATTGTTCCGAAAGACTTATTTTAGCAAACCATTCTTTAAAACAACTTAATATTATAGATGACCAAAACTATAGCGGTAAATACTCATCAGTTTTGAAAATGTTAAATTGTTGTATAACACCTATGGGAAAACGGAAATTCGCCTATAATTTCCTAAACCCAACAACAAACTGTGAATATCTTCAAAAAGAATATGATATGATTGAGTATTTATTAGAATCTTTTAATTCCAATATTTTGATTAAATTACAAGAAATTAAAGATATTTCTAAATTCGAAAGACAAATATTCATGAAAAGAATAACCCCCAAAACCATTTGTATTTTGTATAAAAATATAGGTATTATTAAAGAAATTTATGATTTGATAAATGAAGATAAAGTAATTATGAAATATTTAAATTCTTATGAAAAAGAGATGTATAACATATCAACCATTTGTGAAAACATTCGGGATTTTATTCATAATAATTTTATAATTGATTTAGCAAAAGATATCGACCAATTACAAGGATTTGAAATAAATTTTATTCAACAAAATATTAATATTGATTTGGACAATAAAACTCAAACTCTCGTTGACTCAAACGATAAATTAGAATGTATTCGTTCTTATCTCAACTCAGTTATTGAATCTTGTGAGAAAAAGACAAAATCAAAATCGTGTGAATATGTTAAAATCCACGAAACAGAAAAAAACCATTTTAGTTTAATTAGCACTGAACGTAGATGTCAACTATTAAAAGAAAATTTACACACAAAAACTAAACCAACAATATTAACATACATATCGTCACATACAAACACATCAACAGAATTTAACTTGAATATTTCTAAAAAGGATATTCAATTTAATAAACAAAGTGCTGCAAATAATATCATTTCAAACGACGAAATTAATACATTATGTAAAAATATTTCAACAATCAAGGTATCTATGAAAGATACTATTTTGGCTGTGTTTAAGGATATAATAGGTAAATTCGAGGAGTTACAACCACAAATTGAGGTAATTATAAATTTTATAACTATTATCGACGTAATTTTTTCGAAAGCGGTGCTATCTAAAAAGTATAATTATTGTAAACCAACTATTATAAATAATCGCGATAAATCATTCGTTGATGCAGAAAATATACGTCATCCTCTTATTGAACAATTACACCAAAATGAAATATACGTCGCAAATGATATTACTCTTGGAAATAGTATTATTGATGGTATATTACTTTATGGAACCAACGCAGTTGGAAAAACAAGTTTAATTAAATCAATTGGGATTAATATTATAATGGCTCAATCTGGGTTATATGTTCCATGTTCTAGTTTTTCATATAAACCTTATAAATATATATTTACCCGAATTATTGGAAACGATAATATATTTAAGGGATTGTCTACATTTGCTGTCGAAATGAGCGAACTAAGAACTATTTTAACAGTTGCTAATAAAGATAGCTTGATTTTAGGTGATGAATTGTGTTCTGGAACTGAAATATCATCCGCTATCAGTATTTTTGTTGCTGGAATTCAAAAATTAAATCAATTAAATAGCAGTTTTATTTTTGCGACACATCTACACGAGATTGTAAAATACGACGAAATTACAGAATTGAATAATCTGTCTCTTAAACATATGGCCGTTGTCTACAATAGAGAAACAGGAATATTAGAATATGACCGTAAATTACGCGATGGACCAGGAAATAGTATGTATGGGTTAGAAGTATGTAAATCTTTAAATTTACCCGAAGAATTTTTAAATTCGGCTTACAATATACGAACGAAATATCATCCTGAAGAAAATAGCATTTTATTACTTAAAACGTCACATTATAATTCTAAAAAAATTGTTGGTATGTGTGAATTATGTTCTACAAATATGGGAACTGAAGTTCATCATTTACAACATCAATCCGACGCAAATGATGATGGTTTTATAAAAAACAACGGTGATGTTTTTCATAAAAATAAATTAGCAAATTTAATGACGTTGTGTGAAAAATGCCATAACAAATTCCATAAAGAAAATAAACAACACAAAAAAATTAAAACAACAAAAGGGTATAAATTAAAACAAACACATTTAATATTTTCTTCTGTATGATTTTGATTTATTATGTCTTCGTTTGTGGTGGCGTTTCTTTGACATCATAGATTTTAAAGATGTTGCAGTATTATTTACACCTGATTTTAAGAAACCAAATAAATTAAATAATCCTTTCTTTACTACTGGAACTGTGCTCTGTGCGGTGGATTCAACCGAATACCCGACACGCTTTAATCCGTTTTTAACTTTATATGTTGCGTTTTTAGCATTTCTATAAAAATTATTTCTACGAGTCTTCATATAACTATAAATATATTAAATTATTCCTAAAATCATTTTTTAAACGTATAATATCAAATACTTATTTTATATTTAATAAATAAAATTTAACGCACAGAAATCGGATGCTAAACTTGGATTTGTTACATATAAATATGGTATACTAAATAATCCTTTATTACCCCACGCTGGACCCCATGAATTAACACACAAAAATGTCTGCATCGCGTCGCTATATCCAATCATTAAAACACAATGTCCTCCTTCTATAGTTTCGGTTTGTGTATTAGGCATCGGGACAATACCTGTTTTTGAGACAGTATCTGACAAAAAACTACTATATATCATTATTCCGAAAATAATCGGGGAATTTGTGCTAACTAAACACGTTTTTAAACTTGTTAGGTCTTGGTTTATAAACGAATATGTATATTTACGAAATAAATTCGATTGTTTAAATGCGGACAATGGGGGTAATATATTAAATTTTTCGACAGTATAAGGCCACGCAGATTCAGAACAAGCACCATATTGTTGGATTATTTTAGCTGCTTGTCGTATATCTAAACCCGTGTCATCTATTGAGGAATCACCACCGATTGACCTACCACAATAATAATGAAATAAACGAGAAATATTCACATTATTATTTGTAATCATATTTATATTTTTGGCAAATGCGTTTGAACAACACGACCCTATTGCTCCTTGGTCTAATATATTGTTTAATTTCCGATTAATTATAAAATTAGATGCTATGTTACTTACTGCTTTTGTGGGGACGAACTTATAATCTCTAATATCCGGTTCTTGAAATTTATGATTTAATTTTCTATGCATAGTAATATTTGTAAATATTATTATTTTTACAAATATTATTATTGGAGTAGTTTAACATTCGTAATCGATATACGTTAATGTATTATCACTAAATGATGCTTTTTGTTTACCGATTCGTTTTGTAAAACAAAACCAATTATCTTTCTGTTGAAGTGGTATCCACGCTTGGTCATTTGCGTAAATCCAATGTTGGTGGGTTTCTTCTAGTTTTACCATCGCGTGTTCATATAATTCTATTAATATATCAAAATAATTTGAGTTTACAATATATCCGGATGCGGTTGTAACTTCTATTGATTTCAATAAAAAATCGTGTTTTGTTTCTTCGGAT